GGCTATTGCCATGCTTTATCATCAAAATTGTTTCGTTTCGTTGAGTCTATCCGTTTAGGATAAGGCTCCACATTCTGTATCTAAGTATCATTGCGCGTCTTACTTTTCTTGCGCGAAGATCGTTTAATTTCGGTCTTGTATATGAATATTTTGTTGAATTTTAACTATATTAATTGCTCTTTTTGAGCCTTTAGTGTAGATCCTGGTTTATCCAGGTTTTACTACGCCCGGTAATATGTAAAACTTACTCGTTTTGAGTACCCGGTTGGCCATTCGTGGCCATGTGCCTTGTGCACTGTATTGTTTATCAATACTTATTTATTTATTTATTTATTTGGATCTGCTGATCCGCCTATTTATTTCTACCTTTATTGAGTAGAGCAGCGAATAACATACCCTGTAATAATGGGCTACTTAACAGTAGCATTGGTTAGGATAATACTGTCCTATTTAAAAATCTCATTGTGGGTGAGAAGTAATGAATTCCGGTAAATCGGATTCCCCCTTAAGTACCTTGTTTATATATAACCCTACTTTTATATATAAATTAACACCTTTAGACGAAGTCGTGTCTATCGTAATATTAACGTGGCCTGGTGCCTGTAGCACCCCTCCCCCCCCTAAGATGTTTTTCTCACATTTTAACCGCCATGTGTCCAGTCAGACCAAAAACGACTGTGAAGCTGACCACCATAAGTCAGCAACCATGATTTTGTATCGTAGTGTTTTACCTGTGATACCAATAGCTTCAGCTTGTTTTATCTTTTATTCTCTGTTTAACGCAAAGAAAGAAGAAGCAGCACCCTGGAGTGCCCCTATTTATATGGCTGAGAAACTTGCCTTGTCACCAACTAGGTCGCAAGCCAAGGTTATGTCTCTGGTTGATTCCTTTATATCTCTCGGTATGATTGTATTTTCAACTAGCCAACTTACTGTGCTTCTCCCAGCACTAAATTTAACGTTCAAAACGTTACCCAGTATGTCTAATCTTTTTAAAGAATGGGCGTACGAAAAGATAATTACTATGTTTCAGGTTGTCAAACCTATTACAAAACCCACTACTTTCATTTCTAACCTCGACTTACAAAACTCGATCAAAACTCATGTTACATCGCTCATTGCTTTAGTCTTTGCACTACCAATGGTTTTTTCGTCAGGAGGTTCGATTAGTCAATTTACCAGTGCCTACAATTCGTTTATTGCGAATGCTAATGTCACTGGCACAATTGTTGAAAGCATTGCCAAATCCATTCAGTGGATTAAGGAGTATGGTGGTTACTACCTAATGGGTAGTGATATACTCCCTCCCAATGAAGATGTTCACTCATGGTATGACACCTCTCGTGCCACACTTAGTGATCACCTAAACTTTGGTGAAGTCTTAGAAGATCAAACTGATAATGAGTTATATCTCGTTAAGCTTCTAGAAGATTTAGATGAATCAATTGCCCATGGTGACAAGTTTCTCAAACTTACATCTGAGCCTAAATTGTATTCAATTTTAGAACGAACTCGGACTGAACTTATTCAGCTTCGAATTAAGTGTTCTAAAGAACTCCGTGGTTTGTCATGGCGAAAGTGCCCTTTTGCTATTATGATCCATGGTGACCCAGGTGTTGGTAAGTCTTGGTTAACTGACCAAATTTACCAGCAATATGCCCATGACACCAATAAACCATTTAATGATTCTGTTATTTATACGTATCCTAGTTTCGACAAGTTTATGACTAATTTCAGATCATATAAATGGGGACTAACCTTTGATGATCTTGGATCTACTCGCCCTGACAAAGTTGAGGATCCCAAGATGAAAGTCTTAATTGATGTAATCAATAACGTCCCATATATGTCTCCACAAGCAGACTTGGAAGACAAAGGTAGATATCCTGTATTATCTAGTTTTGTTGTTGGAACCTCCAACAAGCATGCTTTTGGAGCAAAAGCTCTTTTTACTACAGAATATGCTGTTTTAAGAAGATTTAAGCTTTATGCTAAACCATTTATTCACCCTGACTACACCATTAATGGAACTATTGATAGTTCATTATTGGCAGGTAATGAAGATAAGGCTATAACCTTAGGTCTTTCAATTGCTGTTAATCCATCTAAGGATTTTGTTCCAGATGATGAGTTTTACAAAGTTGAAGGTGGTTTTGCTTTTATAAGATCCCCGTCAGGTAGTGATACATTTACCCTGAAGGAGTTCTTCGTTTATCTCAGATCCATGTATATGGAATGGGAAGCTCGTGAAACTATGCTTTCTAATCGTAAGAGAGCTAGTTATGTTTGTGAGAAGTGTAATTTTATCGGTTCCATTTGTGAATGTCCCTTAGAAGTCATTCCAAATGAAGTTGAGCCCAAAGTAGATTGGGCAGAAGCTTTCGAGATTGATGAGATTAAACCACCTAGCAAATTATCTGAGTATACTTCAGAGTTTTCTCTAAGTAAGCTCAAACGAGATAAACCCGGTATGTTAGCCGGTTTAGCTGTTGCTATCCCAGTAGCAACACTTGCGTACAATTGGTACAACTCACAAGAGGAGACCGTTGAAGTCCTTCCGAGTTATTGGGCCAAGGCAGATTTGACCTTCACACAGGTTCAAAAGTCGACGCCAGCAACAATGTACGATAAAATTCTTGAACAATCTAAATATAGTATAATGTGCCATACTACTGATAGACAAAATTTCGCCATTTATATTGGCGGTTTTGCTTTCTTAACAGTTGGACATTTATTTAATAGAGATGAAACTAATAGAGTTTCAGTTTATAAGGATCATGTGGACCAAGCCACCCATAAAAGGGAGTGTAAGGTCCATTTCCACCCTAACCGTGATTTGGCTATTGTTATAGTCAAACAATTTCCACCTCTGAGGTCACATATGTTTAAACATTTGTACCAAGGAAATGGTCACATTACCTCAACTTTACGAGTTAGAGATTGGAAGAAAACTCATCAAGATAGATACTTTCAGGCTAATTATAGAAACATCAAATATGATGTGGATGGCACTGATAGTTTCTTTGTTGGTGATGTTTCAAACTATTGTTTGGATCCTGGAGCATGTGGCTCGCCTGTTGATGCTAGTGCATCTTCTGGAGCGGGACAAGCTCTTTATGGCATTGTTAGTTCATCCTGTGAACAATTTAACAATACTCAATTTACTCCTATAGACTACGATTGGGTCGCCAGAACAGTAGCACCTGTCCCTATAGCAGCTTCCCTCCCTAAGGAGGGTAGGTTACCTTTTTACCCTGAGTCAACATTTAATTATGTTCGAGGGTTTCATCAACCTATTTGCTCTTGGAAGAACGGCGTTACACCTAAAACCAAGTGTGTTCCATCACCCTTATATGAATTCTCCCTTAATTTGGGAGCACCAGTTGACGATTGGGTTGCACCCGATTTTAAAACTAAACAGTTCATTAAGAATGGAGCCGTGTACAGAGACTATGCTAATTCCCCTTTGCATAGAGCTGTCACTGACCTTAAGAAAGAAAAGATTGTATTGGAAGAAGGAATTTTAGACAAAGCAAGCGTTGATCTTATGAAAAGCGTTCACATGTATAAATCCGATCCCAAGAGACTTAGTATTTTTGAGGCCATCAATGGTAATGATACGTTAGAGCCATTGACCTTCTCAACCTCTGTTGGTTTTCCCGACAAAGGTCCAAAATCTGATCGATTAATTCGGGATGGTGATAACTATTTCCTTAACGATGAAGATCTTAGCACCTTATGTGATATGCTCGCTAAAATGGAAGATGGCATTGCTATTCGTCCAGTTTATAGCGGTCACTTCAAAGATGAGGTTGTTAAGAAAGCTAAGAATAAGATTGGTAAGATCCGGCTTTTTGCTGGCTCACCTTTCTTGTATACAATAGCTATTAGAGTATTTTTGGGTAATTTCATATGCAAGTTTAAACAAACTGCCCGACCTGTCGGTGACGGTGAACATGTGTATGGGATTAACCATAACAATATGAACTGGCATAAACTTGGTAAGAAATTTAAGAGTTTTGCTAAAAAGTATGGAGCAGGGGATTATAGTAGCTATGACAAATCCATGGATCCAGCGCTTATTTCTAAGTGCTTTGATTTCGTTGGTGCTTGTTCTGGTGTTTCCAAGAAAATCCTCAAATCCATTTTTATCGACTTCGCCTATCCGCGAATGATTTTAAGGTCTGATATAGTAGATATATGTGGCACCACTCCATCTGGTCACCCATTAACTACTTTGATCAACTGCATTGCTAATATGTTGCTTCACAGATATACCTATTATAAGGTTGGTTGTGGTGATAACTTTCGTAGTGATGTTTACCTTGTAACATATGGTGACGACTCGCTTTTTGCTAGTAAGAATCCTAAGTTTAATCAAGTCGCTATGTCTGCTGTAATGGCAGATATCGGCATGACATATACTATGGCTGATAAATCGAAAGTGGTTGTACCATTTGTTGAGAATTTTGACGATGTAGATCTCCTTAGTAGGGATTTTTGCATGCAAAATATCCCAGCTTATAATCTTGGTGGTATTTCGTATCCACCAGTATCCAGATATGTTGCACGACTCAAGCATTCGTCCATTTTGCGTATGTTGTCTTGGCGTTCACCCGCTAGTTCACAACCAGACGCCTTATGGTTAGTTGATGTATTACGTAGTGCACGTATGGAAATTGCTAAGTATGAACTCTCCGACAATAAACTTGATTTACACAAACAAATTTATAACGAGGGTTTATCTTTAGTAGAAGAAAATGTTGATATTACTCAACTTCGACTTCTTGAAGGAGCAGAGTTATATCACTATCTCAGCACTGGAGATCTCACCAAGGATATTCCAGTTGTTAACCCAATTTCAGAGAAGGTGACTGAACAAGCTTTTCCTGGTGATAATAACCAATTATCGCAGGAAGCTGTTATTACTTTTAAAGATAACAATGAAGTCCTTGAAACTGAAGAAGAAATGGTTGAGATTCCGTTAGGGATCCGAAACAAAGAAGGTGCTTCTTTGGGTGAGTTCTTAGAGCGACCCGTTGAAGTTGCCAACTTCACTTGGACTGACGGTACTGTCTTAAATGTCAACTTTGACCTCTTTTCACTTTACCTCAATAATGCTTATGTCGCACCAAAAATAGCTAACTTCTATGGTTTGCGTGCTGATATGCGTGTTAGGATTATGTCAAATGGTGCACCTACTAAAGTAGGCGCAGTAGCCTTAGGTTACTTGCCTATTGGTGCTCCATGGACATCGTTCCCCACAACCACGACAGCAGGCACTGAGGAACATCTATGCCGTGTGGTTCAGTTACCTGGACCTAGCATGGATATAGATGTTTGCTCCAATCCTGTTGTTGAATTTCTTATCCCCTTTATTTCAGCCCAAGATTATATTAATCTTGCTGAATTTGCAGCTGGTACTGATTTAGCTTCACCACGAAACCACTTGTTCTTTGCCTCTTATGGTGATTTGCAAGATTCTGGTGATGCCGGTACTACAGACGTTGAATTTTCTGTTTATGTTTCTTTAGAGAATGCAGAATTAGTGGTCCCCAACCCTATTTCTGGCAAGGCTAAAAAGAGCAAAAATAAGAAAAAGAAGAAAACACCTCCTGACGTTTCGATTAAGGGAGCTGTTACAGCTGTCAAAAACAAAATAGCTTCCACCATTATGTCGCATGAGGCTGATGAACTAGGCCCTTTGTCCTCAGTTTCGTCTGCCTTCGCTAATGCTGCTGGTGCTTTAAATTCTGTCCCTGGCCTTGGAGCTTACACCTCTATTGCCCAGACAGGATTAAATTATGCCACTCATGCGCTAGCCTTCTTTGGCTATTCTAGGCCAGCTCTCTCTGACGATACAATCTATGTCACTCGTCAACCATTTGGTAACATGGCAAACGGCATTGCTCGTGATCCTACTTTACCACTTTCTATAGACCCTAAACAAGCCATAATGCCTGGAACTGTTCCTCGTGGACTGCCTGACCATGATTCTTTGAATATACATGCTATAGCATCCCGGTGGGGCTATTTAGGCTCATTTGATTGGAGTCCAGCAGCTACTGCTGGTACTCGAATTGTAGATGTTGGAGTTACTCCAACTGCCAACATTTCCATGGGAGGGTCTGACTTTGTCATGACTCCTCTATGTTTGGCTACTTGGCCTTTCGATTATTACAACATGGATATAGAGTATATGTTCCTTATCATCACTAGTAAATTTTCCTCTGGAAGAGCTACTATTTCTTATGATCCAAATGGAACAACTCATGCTGCCCAACCCTCAGTAGGTCAATACAACACAGTTGTAGACATTGCTAGTGGGGTTGGACTTACCAAAACTGTTGTAAGTGTACCTTGGTCTCAACCAGTGCACTATAATCGTGTTGCCCATATAAAGGGTAACAATTTTGCAGCACAAGCTGGTATTATTTATAATACTGAGATGAATGGTTCATTGCGTTTCTCTGTGAGAAATCCATTAAAAGCCTCATCTAATGCTTTTGCTCGTGTTGTTGTGTTCAATAGAGCATCACAGCACAACTTCGATGTAGCTGTTCCATCAGCGGCTGCAATATCAGTAGTTACACCAATCTCTGAACATTGCGAACCATCAGGTTATGATCATCTCGATGTTATTTGTTTGGGTCCTGAACCCGATACAACCAATATGGAGAACCAAAACTTGGTTTACATTGGAGAGAAAATATCCTCTTTTCGTACCTTACTAAAAAGATATTCACATTGGTCTTCAGCACGTGAAACTGGAGGAGCCTATGAGCAACTTCGTTTGACTATTCCACACCGACCTTTTCCAGGCTGGGTGGATGCTGTTGGAGGACCAACTGCCTTTGGACAAACTGTCTATGGCACATCACTTGGTTTTGCCTGTGCAACAACTTTACAAGCCTACTTGCAACCCGCCTATCAAGGTGTGTTAGGTAGTCAAAGATGGAAAGTTTGTATAGGCGTTGATGGTGGATTTGAACATGCTTATGTTACTCGGAGTAATATCCGGGCAACAAATTCCCTACCCACTTCCATGATTCAAAGCACCACTATAACCAATGATGCACTGGGAGGTTCTTATCTCCCAGCACAACCTTATAACCCACAGTTTCAAGGTTACCATGCGACTGCACTTAAGATAAATCCTGTTTTATGTTATACAGTCCCATACTATAATCGTCTCAAATTTAGTATGACTGGTGGTACTATGTATAATAGTTCTATTGGCCCCTTTCCAAAGGATGACTATTTTGAGATGTATAGTGAAGTAAATTGCAATACCTTCACTAACAAACCAGTGAGATTTGATATACACACCGCTGCTGGCGAGGACTTTGACTTGTTCATGTTCTTGTGCAGTCCTGTGTTTTTAGATTTCACCGATTT